TTCTGTTACGATTAAATCAGAAGGGAAATGGAGCAAGTCTGAGGGGTCAGGAGTGCTTATAGTAAGAGAAATCGAAGGAAAGGAGGTGACATTCGTCTGGACGGCGGCCCATGTAGTAGATAATCTTCGAACCGTGAGAGACGTAATTGATGAGGGAGGCCGCCCCCGCAAAGTTGTGGAGTTTCAAGATGCACAAATTGTAAAAGAGCTTGTTTCTGAAGGGAGAAGGGTAGGAGAAATTAAAATGGATGCAATGGTGATTAAATATTCCAATGCAGATGATGGTCATGACCTTGCTTTGCTTATGGTTAGGGCGAAGGATTACTCAAAAGAAAGCGCAAGATTTTACCTTAACGAGGAGGATGCTATAGTTCCTATTGGTACGAGTCTTTTTCATGTAGGTTCCCTTTTAGGGCAAATGGGAGCAAATTCTATGACTACAGGAATTGTCTCTCAGGTCGGAAGGATTCATGGCAAGCAGGAATACGACCAGACCACTGTAACTGCATTCCCTGGATCTTCAGGAGGAGGAGTTTTTCTTACTGATGGTCGTTATGTAGGAATGCTAGTAAGGGGTGCGGGAGAAGGCTTTAATCTGACCGTACCCATTCGACGGATGAAGAGATGGGCTAAAGAAAATGATGTACTTTGGGCAATTGACCCGAATATTGAAGCTCCATCCTTAAAGAACCTTAAAAAGATAGCCGTCGAAGATAGCGGTATTAAAAGCGGGGGCGAAGGCAGGGACGAAGACATAGAAGTTACGGCCTACCCTTTTCTCATCAAGACAGAACGCAAGCTTGACATCTATAAGTAATTAGTGTAAACTAATTTTAGTTATTTGATATGGGGATGACAAGGATTCGACTTGTTAGCTAAATTTTTTATTGCAAGTAGGAGTGGGCTGGCTCCTTAAAAAGCCCAGGCTTATATAAGTGCCAAATCTAAACTTGTAAATGGTCTGCTTGACCGCTTCAACCCTTCCAAGAAGGTCGCAACCCGCAAGGTTGCAGCTCGCAAGAGCGTTGAGCGTCAGCTGGCTGCTGTAGCATAAGCTACCCCTTGCATCTGGGACGCAGATAAAGGAATGCGAGGACGACATCTGCAAAAAACAGAAAAAAGTTATTCATATTCACAAACTGTAGTTCGCTGAGTATTCGGAGGCAAATAAATGAAATTGAATGTTGAGTTTGCAACAACATAAAAAAGCAGGACAAGCTTGTAACGAGATAGACTATGGATCTATACAAGGACGCGGGTTCGACTCCCGCCATCTCCACCATTTCCTTCTTGACTTTTTCGAGAATATCGTATATTCTAAAAAAAATAAAAAACGAAGAGAGAAGACAGTGGACGACATACATGAAGAAGTGTTTAAATAAAAGACAAATCATTCAGCGTCATATTAATGAGCCGAAAACAAATAAGAGAGTATTCTGGAAAAAAGAAATGACTCTCTTAAATAGATTCCTTACGGAATTTCCAGACCAATGCTTTTGGAGCATGGTAGATTTTCATCAAAAGTTTGATAGTCTAGCTATACTCGCAAGCCCCAATTGGAAAAAATTTGTACAGAAAAAATATTTAGAGTATAATTATACTGTACCTACGTATCAAACTCCAAAATTAGAAAAAAATAAAATAGGAAACGATGGAAACATTATTAAAAACAAAAGAACAATCAAAGATTTTTTATCAGAGTAATATGAGTGGAACTTTAAATAAAATTCAAGGATTCCTTGGTCATAAGGATAACAAAAAATTTCATTATAATGATTTTGAGGAGTTAGATTATAAAATCCCTACGGGCAGCCTTAATTTAGACTTAGCGCTCGGAGGAGGCTTTCCTGCGGGAGTCCATAGATTCACGGGAGTTAATGAGGGAGGAAAGACGTCCTGTGCCCTAGCAGTAGCTAAACGCTTTCAAGATCACTTCGGAGATCAAGCGCTAGTAGTTTATATTAAAAGCGAAGGCAGGCTAAACCCTGAAATGATTGCTCGTTCAGGAATAGATACGCACGAAGAGAGATTCTTTAAGTTTGATTGCAATGTTTTTGAAAAAGTTTTTGAGCTCATCAGGATGCTAGTAAAAGAAAACGAAGAAGATAAAAAATATCTTTTTATCGTAGACAGCGTTGATGCGCTATGCAGGCAAAATGACTACGAAAAGCCCTTTGAAGACAGCGAACAGGTCGCGGGAGGAGCATTAATAACTTCTGTCTTTTTAAAGAAGATGGTTCTGCCAATCATCAAGCTTAATCATATGATGATTTTAACGTCTCAGGTTAGAGTAGAAGTCGCAACCAATCCCTATGCAGCTAGAGGAGGCCCTAAAACCAAGCAAGCAGGAGGAAATGCAATCAAGCACTATGCCAATTTCATTTTAGAATTTCAGGATCGTTATAATTCAGATATTTTATTTGAAAATCCAAGCGCCGCCAAACTTGAGGACAAGGGAAATCCCTTGGGTCATATTTGTAAAATCATTTTTAGAAAAAGCGTTAATGAAAGAACTGGCTCTTCAGTGCGTTATCCCATAAGATACGGGAGGACAGGGGGCAAATCCGTGTGGCTAGAAAAAGAAGTAATTGAATTATCTTATCTTTGGGGTTTCCTAGAAAAGAAGGGAGCATGGATTTCTCTCGATAAAGAAGTAGCAAAAAAATGTAAAGAACAAAATATTGAATATGTGGAAAAAATCCAAGGAGAGCAAAAGCTCATTGACTTTTTGGAGGAAAACGAAGACTTTTGCACTCTTTTATTTAAGCTGATTAGTGAAGAAGTTAGTCTTGCGAAGTGAAGTTTAAAACTTTAACAGGCGCAGCTAGGACTATTTCTAAAGCGAAGAAATATTTGGTTGACTGGGACGCAAAGAGCAAAAGCAAGATCCAAAAATCCACAAAAGATTTTCTCAAAAGCTATTGGGAGAAACATGTGGTTTTTGAGGAGTTTCCCGTGGCAGGAACAAGAATGTCATTAGATTTTTATAACGCAAACAAGAAAATAGCTGTAGAAGTGCAAGGAGCGCAACATACGCGCTACACTCCTTTTTTTCATGGAAAAAACAAATATAACTACATAAACCAACTAAGGAGAGACCAAGATAAACAAAGGTTTTGTGAGATAAACAATATAATTTTAGTAGAGATTTACTCTATTGATGAGTTAAATGAAGATTTTTTTAAAAAACTAGGTATTTACCTTTAAACTGTGTAATATAATATGATGAATTTCGATCCAGATAACATGCCCCGCTTTGAGATGCCCAAGAAACTTCTTGATAAAGTTTTTGATCTTTCAGGAGCGGAGGATGTGGGAAAAGGTCTTTTGTTGGCCTATTTAACTCAAGACGGGAGTCCTGTTGTTTTTCTAAAAAGCAATAGCAAGATAGTAGAGATGGGCTTAAGAAAAGCAATGGAGTCCTACCTCGAAGACTTGGAAGCGGCAGGAGAAACTGATCTGGGCTTTGTAGGGGGAGAGAATCCTATGGACGATGAAGACGAGGGCTTGCAATCTTAATTGCTTGACATTCCTTTAGTTCTGTAGTACCATTAGGAATGATTGAATCTAAAGAGCTTGAGCGCCATTTACTCGCTGGCCTCATTAAGCATCCTACAGTATACGGTCAAATAGCACCGTTTGTTAACGAAGAAGATTTTTCTACGCAAAACAGCCAGGTTCACGCAACGGTTTTTAAGATACTGAAGAACTGCATAGATAAAGGGGAGAGTACAGACGAGGTAGTTCTTACACAAAAAGTAAAAGATTTTAATATCTCCTTTGAGGATAATATAGATGTCGGGCAATACATAGCATCTTTGGGCTTACGGAAGATTTCTCCAGAAGGAACAATTAATGCCGCGAGAGAATTAAAGAAAATTAGCGTTAGGCGCTCTATTTATGACGCAGCGGTTAAGGTTGCCCAAAAGATGAAGACGTTAGGCTCTAATCATTCTTTTGAGGAAATTATTCAGCACGCAGATACGATTTATAACAGGCAAGTAGATCTTTATCATGCAAATGATTGCCCTCAGAACATATATCAGTCTATGGAGGGAATTATCGAGGAGAGAGGAGATAATCCAAAAACTGAATTTGGCTTTATGGGTCCACACGATAGGCTGAATGAACAATACGGATCGCTATTACGCCCAGGAAATATTTCTGTAGTTGTTGCTAGGTCTGGAGTCGGAAAGACCACGTTTTGTTTAGATTTTGCAAGCAAGGTTTCAAAAAAGTATAATAACGTCCCAGTTTTGCATTTTGATAATGGAGAAATGTCTCAAGAAGAATTAACCATGAGGCAGTGTGCCACCTTGGCAAAAGTACCCATTCATTATCTAGAAACAGGGCTATGGAGGAAGAATGCTGACTTCGTAAATCGCATTAGACAAGTTTGGAAGGAAATTAAAGATTTTAAGTTTTACTATTATAACGTTGCAGGTCTCACTGTAGACGAAATGACCAACGTGATCCGCCGATTCTATTATTCTTCAGTAGGAAGGGGCAATCCTATGATTTTTAGTTTTGATTATATTAAAACAACAGATCAAACCCAAAGCAAAAATCAGAGCGAATGGCAAGTGGTTGGAGACATGATTACCCAGTTTAAGAATCTTATTCAAAAAGAAATACTCGGAGATGATGGCCCTGTTATTTCAATGATTACTAGCGTACAAAGCAATCGTTATGGCATCACTACTAATCGCAGCGCAGCAAATACCGTTGATGACGAGAGCGTAGTTTCGTTATCTGATAGGATCATTCAGTATTGTTCGCACATGTTTCATTTACGCCGCAAAACTTTAGATCAAATACAGGAAGAGCCCGATGGCTTTGGAACACATCAGCTCTCGTGCTTAAAATCTAGACACCTAGGATCGGACTTTCATCGAGCTATATCTCCTGTAGAGATGCCTGATGGATCAAAGAGGAATAATTATATTAATTTAAATGTTGAGAACTTTGGGATAGAAGAATGCGGAGATCTTCAAGACATGGTTGATAATTTGAACCTTGGCAATGTTCGCCCCGTGCAGACAACATTAGACAATTTACCCGATGAGCTCTAATATTGATGTAAAAGAAGTGCTAGAATCTCTAGGATATAAGCTTAGCGATCGCGGCCAATATTGGCAGACGAATGCCATGTTTAGGGATGGGGACAATCAAACCGCATTGCAAATTTATAAAGATACTGGAGTATGGAAAGATTACGTGCAGGGAACACAGTTTATGAAGTTTGAGGTTTTAATTAAAAAGACTTTAGGCACAAACAACAAATCGGTCCTAAAAAAATACCTAAAAAACGGAAGCCTTGACTCTTTAGAAAATAAAAGAAAACCTAGCGAGAAATTAGAAATGGAAGAAATATATGACCCAGAAGTTTTAGATCGGCTTTTGCCGCATTATAAATTTTATAACGACAGAGGAATATCTACTTCTATTTTAAAATTCTTTAAAGGTGGCCTCGCGACCTATGGACAAATGAATAGGCGATTTGTGTTCCCTATTTTTAATATGCACCAGCAAATTCATGGCTTTGCGGGCAGAGACATGATAAGCGCAGAAAACAGGCCAAAATGGAAACATATAGGCAGAAAGTCAAACTGGATTTATCCAGCTTATATCCAGAATAGCGATGGAGAGACGATTGCGGATGTAATTAGAGAATCTAAGTCGGTAATCCTAGTAGAGAGCGTGGGAGACCTTCTTGCCTTACACGAAGACGGAATAAAAAATGTATTAGTTACATTTGGTTTAGATATTTCGCCCGCTCTGATCTGCTTTCTCTCGTCGCTTGGGCTAGAGGAAATAATTTTATCATTTAATAATGATAGCGATAAAGAAGATAATCGAGGACTTAATTCAGCAGTAAAGAATTATCTTAAACTTTTGGGGCATTTTGACACGCATTTATTAAAGATATGCCTGCCAACCAAGAATGACTTCGGGGACATGCAAACAGATGACTTTGCAATATGGAGGCGTAAGCTACAAAACCTAGATCTCACATCTCAGAAGTCTCATATTGTCTCTCAAGCGAAGCTTTTATTTAAAAAGGGCAAGCTCTCAAAAAACATAATGAAAAACCTTAATTATATCAATGAGTGAAAATGATTTAACTCCGCTTTCTGCTAGCAGAATTAAGACGGCACAGAATTGTAGTTGGACGTATTTTTGTAAATATGTATTAAAGCTGCCAGAGTCAACCAATGAAGGCGCGTCTAAGGGTTGGATTTGTCATTTGGTTTTTGAATTACTTGGAGACGACCGACACAAGAAGCACCTTAAAAAAGCGCTAAACACTGGCTCTGTTTATACATCTCGCGCACTTAAACGCCTTGTAGAGGCTCATGCAGACAAACTTGGAGTGAATTACGAGGGAGCCTTAGTTGACATGGATGAGATGATGATTAAAGGTCTCGAATTTGATTTTTTTGGAGACAGTAAAGAGAAGCCTAAAGAAGCGATCTCGGAGCAGGATTTTGATCTCGTTGTTGACGAGGGAGACAAGAAATATAGAATAAAAGGTTTTATAGATAAGTTATTCCTTTATAAGGATAATGCTACTATTAGAGATTTTAAAACCAGTAAGCAGGTTTTTAAGGGGAAAGACGCGACAGACAACCTACAAGACTTAATGTATTCTTTGGCTGTAAAAAAGATGTATCCACAGTGCAAGACTAGAAATTCTGAGTTTTTGTTTTTGCGGTTTCCCATCGGAGAAGACCTATTAGGCAAGCCCGAAAAAGGGCTTCTGCGAATGGATACAATTTCAGATGAGGAGCTAGAAGGGTTTGAATATCACCTAACAGAGCTTTCTAAATACCTAAATGATTTTTCAGAAGAAAAAGCTAGGTCTAATTTTGCAGCGACAAAACCTTATCCCTCAGATGGGTCTTTTGGGGGGCCGCTTTCTTGCGGAAGAGAGGGGTTCAAAAAATATAGAGGAGAGCCCCTTTTAGACGAGAACGGAGACAAGGTGCCAGCTTTTATCTGTCCATTTAGAAGGCCGATGTCTTATTATGTTTTATTAAATCAGGACGGGGAGGTTAAAAAAGGTGCTTTTTTAGACGACTCCAAATCCCTAGAGAGTATGAAAAAGGATGGAGATACTATAGAGATAAGAGACTACGGAGGGTGTCCACACTGGAATAAAAAAGATGAGTTCGATTTTTAAGTCCGCAGGAGTATTAATTGAGTGGAGAGGCCTGTTTTTGCTATGCAAGCGAACGCCGTTCGCTCACAATTTGCCTAATTTTTGGTCAGTTCCAGCTGGACACCTTGAGCAGGACGAGCAGCCAGAGGTGGGAGCGGCCCGCGAGTTATATGAAGAAACTCGTATAGCCTTAGACCCACGACAGCTAGAGTTAATTTCTAGCATTAATGATTTCGCTCTTTTTTATTACAATTCGCCCTTTATGTATTATCCTATATTAGATGTAGAGCACGTAGGATATGCTTATTTTGCTGGAGCAGAAGCAATACAGTTAAAAGACATAGATGATAGTCTTGCGCTCACTATTAGAAAAATATTGACTAATAACTAAAAGTATGGTAGGCTATCAGCATGATCCCTTTATTTAAATCTCATTATTCGATTGGTAGAAGCACTTTAACTTTTGAGCAAGAAAGCGAGAGAAGTATCGTAGACCTAGCAACTAAATCAGAACTTAAAGAGTTGGTTGTAGTAGAAGATTCTTTGATTGGCTTTTTAGAAGCGAGGCAGGCTGCCGAGAAAGCTGGAATAGAATTGAGATTTGGGCTTAGAATTTCTATGTCTAACAATCCAACGCAGAAGGAAGAATGTGAGCATAAGATAGTGGTGTTCGCAAAAAACTCAGAAGGGTGCAAGAAGCTTAATCAAATATACTCAAACGCCTTTGTTGAGGGAGGAGGGGTTTTAGATGAAAACTTCTTAAGGGGTTTGTGGTCAGACGAGCACCTTAAACTAGCAATCCCCTTTTATGATTCTTTTATCTTTAACAACACGATGCATTTTTCTACATGCACGCCAGATCTTTCATTTACAAAGCCTACATTTTTTATTGAAGATAATAATCTACCATTTGAT